TTATGACGCACTCCTACTTCCCTTTCTTTCTCCGAGACCAACCTGTTCCCGGAGTACACGATTTTCACCTTTAAGCATATTGATTTCAGCTTTCAGTTCTTCAATCAGTAAAGAATTAGAAGATTCAACTCTCTCCATTTCCCCTATGCCTGTCAGAAGCCAACCAATATCAAGGCATGGATAATTTATTGCAATGCTTTTCAGTTTATCAGGTTGAATAGATTCCCTCATCCCTGAAATAAACCCAGAAGATACTCCTATAGACCTACAAAAATCAACAGCCTTAATATTATAACTCCTTAAAAACAGCTTAAGCCTCTCTTTTACTGAATCTTCCATAATTAAAATAATTTAGAATCATTCCATATTAATAGCATTGCAATATTTTATTGCCATTTTTCTTGTTTTAGTTATTGCATTGCTTTATTTTTGCATCCGTAATCAACAACCAACCGATTGAGCAATCCTCAACGGAATAGTTAATTCGCAAATTTAATAAACCTTTTTTAATATGGCATATTTTAGACACAGAATTTTGTACGAAAAAGGCGTGATACCCCAATTGGCTAAACGCTTCAATGTATCAGAGAACACAGTGCGTTATGCACTCCGCTTTGCAACCGAAGGGGAACAACCCGACTTAATACGTAAAGTAGCTCTTGAGGAATATGGATGTGCATTGTCACAGAAACCATTAACTATTAAGAGGTAACACGTACATTCTCTCCATATAATAAAAACATAAAAATCATGGATCTGAATAAAATCTCCCGAATCCTCTGCATAATCCTTACAGTTATAGGGGCATTTGCAATGTTAGGAATTGCAGGTCGGCAGGACTACAATCAAGAAGTCCTCTATACAATGCCGCAAGAAGCTTATGAGCAAATCGTGCTTATACTTGGTGATGATGCTACGGACACAGATATCGTTCGTACATATATGAAAAATAAGCAATACTACGACAATCTTAGCTATTGAGTATATGGAAATTCAATTTATTGATAAATCTGTGACATTTGATACGTTCGTTACAAGCGTAGCAGCCAAACTTGCATCCTTTATAAAAGAGGATACGGACGATAAACCCTATATCTCACAGAATGAGGCCTTCCGGATATTCGGGAAAGGTAATGTACTTCGTTGGTATAAACAAGGAAAAATCCAGCCGTGCAAAAGGCCTGGAAAAATAGAATATCCTACAGCCAGACTTAGGGAACTCTCCCGAACGGTTCAAGATTACTTTGATAAATAGGTCGAGTTTCCCGACCACCTTCTCTTTAGCTCAGTGGTAGAGCAGCGCATTTCATTTTGTTGTTTGTCTCGTGTTTAAAGGTTAGTTGATTTTCATCGCGCAGGTCACCGGTTCGAATCCGGTAAGAGAAGCATTATTAAATGATATAGGCAGTGTGATTTGCAAGGTTTCAGTCGTGTCACCTAAAAAACTGATATACATAGCAGATGCTGAGTTGAAGGCGATAAAACTGTAGCCTAAACGCTTTATGTAGAAGTCTCAAAACGCTTCTATCATAATGAACTTGTAGAGATATATCAGAGTAGTAAGTATGACTTTTAAATCACCATTAAGTTGGTGTTCTACAATAATTTTAATTTTAGAAATAAAGAAAATCCCGTGTTCCTCGGAGCACGGGTACATGGAAAGCTGGCAGAGTGGTTTATCGCGCCTGTTTGCTAAACAGGTTAACCAAAAGGTTACAGGGGTTCGAATCCCTTGCTTTCCGCAGTCTTGTATCAATGAACGCACCACTCTTGGATATTTGAGGTTGTTATGGGAGCGACCAATATATAAAAGAGAGTAGTAGATTGAGAGAGTATGGTAAAAACCCATATAAGTCCAAAGGGTATCAATCAAGGTGGATTTCCACAGAATCATGTGGCAGATGACGGTGACGACATGGCGGTTCATGATGTTGGCAGTCCGGAATAGACGGACATAAGGGCGGTTATGTATATCGTGGGCTGAAACTACGGTGAGGTACACCAATAATCCGTGAGGTCGGTTCGACTCCGGCACCGTCCACAAGCCTTTAGGATGGATGAAGCAGAAGTAGTGATTAAAAAGGCCATGTAGTTACGGGCTGCCCGGTATTGATTCCGGCTGACACGACGGAAAGACGCCGAAAAACTACATGGGTGTCACTATGAAGTAGCTGAAGTTGTGTGTTTTGCTCCGGGGAATCGCCCCGGAGCTTTTGTAGACATTTGGACATGAATTATATAGTATTTGGTTTCAAACGCCTTTGTTAACCCATGCGTTTGTTTATAATGTTCTTGCTGTCTGTGAAGATAGAAGACAGATTTGTTTTTAGAAATTCATGATATTAATTTTTTAGATTAATAACCCCGTTCTTGGTATGTGAATATCGAGGCGGTTTTTAAAAAGTATTCCCTAACCAGATATATCCCCCCTCCCTGCCCCGTCTATGATTCGGGTTCATAAGTGTTGCAACTTGGCGGGGAGCAATAATCCGTGAGGACGAGTTAGTTGGTATGAAAGGTAGAAAACTCTTTGTTAACCTAATCATTACGATTACCAAATTGCACCGGTCTTGTTCGTGAGAATAGGAACCGGTTTTATCTGAATAATTGCCATCTATATATAATCAGGAAGCCGTATATCCTACTAAGCGTAGCCGTCCCGTAAGGAACATCGGGAGCCCGAAAAAGTTCGGGCTTTCTTAATGAACTTATAACTTTTCCTAAATATAACAATCATGAATTTACTAATTAAAGAAACTGTCTTACAGCGGATCATGCGTAAGACAGGACGTAAGCCGTGCCAATGCAAATGTTCACTGTGTAAAGAACAATGCCACACACCTTGTCTTGGAACACCTGAAGACATTGAAAAAATCATTGATGCCGGATACGGTGACAAGTTAGAAATCACCTATTGGGCTGTGGGTATCATTATGGGAGTTACCAAAAACGTCATTCCCATGCTACAAGCACAAGCCGGCAATGAATACTGTGTATTCTTCAATGATGGACTATGCCAACTCCATGACAAAGGCCTTAAACCTACCGAAGGCAGACTCTCTCATCATTCTACCCGAATAGATAATTTCAAAGCTTCAAAAAGTATCGCTTGGAATGTCGCCAAGGAATGGATCAACGAAGAGAATGGCGAAGCGATCGAACGCATATTAACTAAGTACTTATCAAATCAATAAACATGAGTAAACAAAACCCATTGAAAGAAGCCATCCAGTCTTATTTGGATGAGCGTGCAAAGACTGATGAGCTGTTTGCTGTTGCTTATAAAAAGAAGAATAAGAGTATAGATGAGTGTTGCACATACATCATGGGAGAAGCCCAAAAAAGAGGTAATGCCGTATGTATGTCCGATGAAGAAGTGTTTGGGTTAGCTGTCCACTACTATGACGAGGATAATCTCAAGATAAATAGGCTTCCTGCCGGTTGTCGTACTTCCACATCATCATCTGCACCAAAGCCAGTGAAGCTAACCGTAGAAGATGAAAGAAAAGCACGTGAGGAAGCGATTAAACGCCTGACCGAAGAACAACATGCTTTGCTCAGGAAAAAGCCTATACGGGCAAAGAAAGAAGTAATCGAAGTTCAACAGATGTCATTATTCTAAAGCCATGAAACCAAGAACAAAACTCCAATTCAAAATAATGGAGCTTCACAATCGCCTTCCCATGTTCGGTTTGGAAGTCGACAAATGGGCTAAAGAGAAGGTAGTCAGTCACAACGGCTACCGCACAAAGAAGTTTATCTATTGTACTGAGTGCGGCCAGTATTTCGATAATACAGGTATCAAAGACGGTAGAATGGAGACATGCCCTCATTGCGGTACCCGCCTATTGATAACAACCTCTAAGAAACGGACCGATAAAGAAGACCGGTTCTTTTGCATCGTAGATAAATTTGAGGAGTATCAGGTGTTCCGATATATCTATGTTCTTCGCTCTAATCGTACTGGGAGACCAGCACATTACTTTATTGATGAAGTAATGCAGAAATGGATGTCTGATGATGAGGAAGTTACAATAGTAGCCAAAGGCCGTTTGATGAATTCAGCATATATGTTTGACGGTTGGTCACATAGCTCTGAGATGCAAATCCGGACACGGGGCATGGGATATAGCTCTTTTGATTATGAAGTGTATGTACACATGACCTATCCGATTCAAAAGTGGAAGAATGAGTACAAGAAATACGGTGTCAACCGACAAATCAAAGGTGCTGACCCTTACTGGCTCCTGAAGGGCGTAAAGTATAAGCCCCAAAATGAGACACTGCTTAAAGCCAAGCAATACAGTTTACTTGGGTATGTGACAAATGGTAACGCCTCTTTTATCAACAGATATTGGCCAACGGTAAAAATCTGCATCCGGAACAAATACATAGTCAAAGACGCAAGCATGTATGCTGATTACCTTCAATTACTTGAAAGATACAATAAAGATCTTCGCAATGCCTATTATGTTTGTCCCAAGAACTTACACAAAGCTCATGACTATTACGTTGCCAAGCGTCGGAAGGAACAAGAAAAAGCCGAGAAAGAACGACTGGAACGGGAAATGCTAAAACAGAAGGAAGCAGAAAAAAAATTCCTTGAGAGAATCGGTAAGTTTATAGACCTGGTAATATCCGACAACAAATTAATTATCGTTCCTCTGAAATCTCTCGATGAATTCAAGCAAGAAGGAGATATCATGCACCATTGTGTATTTGCCAATGGCTATTGGAAACGCTCAGATTGTCTTATTCTATCGGCCCGTATCGGAGATAAGCGCATCGAAACAATTGAAATCAACTTAAAGACTTTGGATATCGTGCAATCCCGTGGAGCCTGTAATCAGAATACTGAATACCATGAACGTATCATCGGCCTTGTGAGGAAGAACATAGGTTTAATCAAACAAAAGTTGGCATCATGATAATACTCGACAGTGACGGTCTGCCTGTTGGCAGAAGGAAGGAAAACTATATGAACATTGACAGAGTACTACATAAGCGTTGCACCCATTGCGGGAAATACTTCCGTCTGAACTACTTCTATCCCCTGAAGTATCGACGTAAAGGAGAAACACGTGAAACCTTGCAGTCTTGGTGTAAGTTCTGCATGGTATCTGAATGCTGTAAAAGAGCGAAAGAAAAAAGAGAGAATAATGAATCCAAGAAAAAAGGTACAAACTAATAGAATAACGAACCAAGAGACAGGCACGGCGGGAATCCGTGAGTTAAACAGAGTTACCCCCTGTTGAGGTTCGTTTAATTAATAACAAGAATAAAATAGAATGCTTATGAAAAAGTACAGACTAAAAAAAGAAGCAGTTCCTTTTTTTGCCGATAAGTTGTCTACCAAAATATTAGATTGGGATATTTGGCAACAATATCAAGTTGATGATAAAGCACTTGAAGAAGTCGAAGAGACTTATATTGATTATGGGCAGAAGACCAGTGATACAGGTGCTACTTTATCAGGTTGGAAAAATGGAGAAGGTTCAGAACTCCGATTTACTATCAAATTCCCTTCAATGAAATGTTATGAGCATGATAAGTTCACCAAAGGTAGAATGGTACGTGATTTAATGAATAGACTTCAAGGAGAAGTAAATAGCTTCTTAATGGATTTCTACAATGAAGAGAAAGAAGAATAATCAAATCGAAATAAGAATGAGCGAATTGACAAAAATGATAAAAGTTCCTCTTTGGGAGCTAAAAGAAATATCCGATACACTTCGGATGGTAGCAAATGCGCTTGATTCTCCTAAAAGAGAATCATGTTTAGATCGAAACGTAATGCGTTCATGGAATTATGTAGTTGATATGATAAAAGGAAAGATACCCTCTGCACCTGAAAGCATTGACTACTATATGAAAGTTGGCCAGGTCCCTAATATAAACGAATAACCAATACAGATAAAACATAGGTTCTTAAGACATTTCTTGTAGTGTGTTTATTCATGATTAGTTTAGGGCGACATCACGGGTTGGTGTTGCCTTTTTACTTTTCATGAAACGCACAAATCAATTATAAACAATCAAAAAACTTACATCATGAGTAACATTCTTCTTACTGTCGAAGAGATTAATCAAATGAATCCCCTCGACATCGTGCAATCAGCACCAGTAAAACAACGTTTTATTCAAATCTACGACACTCTTTGGGGTGAAGGTACAGGCGAAGCAGCCTATGAGCGAGAAAGCATTCACTTCAACCGTTTCCTTTCTGACAACAAAAAAGTATGCGATGCCGTAACGCGCTTTTCTATCTTTACTGCCTTTATTGATTTGGCTGTCTGCGGGCTTTCCGTTGAGCCAGGTGTTCGTGCACTATGTTATCTTCAAGGACGTAATTCTAACATAGGGAAAGATGCTAATGGAAAGAACATCTATGAAGGTCGTCTTTTACTCACCATCTCCGGCTATGGTGAACTCGTTCTCCGATCTCGTTGTGGGCAAATCAGGTATGCGGACAATCCAGTATTAGTATATGAAGAAGACAAGTTTTCATTTTCCGACACTAATGGGAAAAAGTCCATCAACTATACTTGTAATCTTCCACACAACTCTAATCACGTCATCGCTTGCTTTCTTCGCATTACTCGTACAGATGGTTCGATTGATTATTCTGTAATGTTTGAAGAAGACTGGAATCGCCTTGCCGGTTATTCAGCCAAACAAAATAAAAAATGGGACGACAATAGACACCAATACATTGAAACCCCTAACGCTTTATACACTTCCAATCAAGGAGGAATAGACCCAGGATTCCTCATGGCAAAATGTATCAAGCATGCTTTTAAAACCTACCCCAAAGTGAGAATAGGTAAAGGAACCGAACTTGCAACTGAGCAGGAAGCCCCCACTCCAAGCATTAATGACCTCTATGGTGTGGATAAAACAGCGGAACAGCCAAATCCGGAACCTCAATCATTCGGTCCTGAGAAAGACACTTCTACCGGTGTTAGCTTTAACCCGGAAGAATCCAACAGTACAGACGATGGCGCATTTTAATGTTACAACCTTATAATATTATATAGTCATGAGTAATGAATTAGTAAAACAGGAAAATGTAGAAATGATTGTGAAGAATGCTCCACAATCCTACAACGAAAATCAAATCTCACATGATCGTTGCATTGAAACAGGCAAGAAATTACTGGCTGATATCCAAGCAGCGGGAGGAATGAATGATGAACTCGATCAACGTGCAGCCGAATTTATCAACCGTGCACGGAATACTGTTAAGAAGATGAATGATAAACGCTCATCGGTTACGAAGTTATTCGATGAAATACGTACAGTCTTCACCAGCATGGAAAATGACGTTGATCCTACTAAGGCGGAATCTGTTCCTGGAAAACTGCAAAAAATGCGTAATGACTACGCTGCAAAAAAGAGAGCCGAAGCTGAAGCCCGCCGTCGTGAAGAAGCACTTCGCCAACAAATCGAAGCTGCAAAGAATAGATACCGTCTTGCAGTGGAAGAAGACTACCAGCAATCTTTCAATCGTATGCTAAATGCAAGTTTCAATGAACTGACAACGCTCAATAACAACATTACATTGGAGAACTTCTCACAGCAAGAAGCTGCTATCAGAAACTTTCCGGCCACATTGTCCGAGGGAAAAATCACCCTGATTCCTTCCGGTGCAATGATTCCAGCGGAACTGAGCGCAAACGATTCTTTGGAAATCCGCAGGCAAGTAATGACAAAACTACTCCCCAAGTTCCGAGAGCAGTTCCGTTTCGACATAGGTGAAAACCGTGATAATATACTGTTAATGTTGCCTTCCAAGAAAAAAGAGCTGGAAGCCATCTCTCAATCCTCAGCAGAGGAAGCTCGCAGACGTGAAGAAGAAATGAAACTCCGTGAAGCTGAGGAAACTCGCAGACGTGAAGAAGAACGTTTGCGCAAAGAAGAAGAAGAGAGAAATAGGCTTAAAGTACAACAACAGCAAAACGAAATGGCAGGACTATTCTCGCAAGCTGCTGTAGCAACTCCTTCCTATCAGCCTAAATTACAAGTCAAAAAAAAGATAGTAATTAACAGTCCTCTTGGTTTTCTTGACATAATAAACTTATGGTGGACTACTGAAGGATGTAAGCTCACTGTTGATGAATTAAGCAAGAAATTCAAATCACAAGTAACCCACTGTGAAAAGCTTGCCAATGATAAGACAGACCCTCATTTCATTCAATCCACATACATAAGCTATGAGGATGAAGTCAAAGCTAAATAAAGTATGAATCATAATCCAGATGAATATTACAATCGTCGTGAGGTCAGTAACAGTGACCTCACGGAATTGAAGAATCTGCTTCACCCACGGCAACAATTTGGAGACAAAGAAGCTGCATTCCGTTTTGGATCACTCGTAGATGCTATTATCACAGAACCGGCCCGGGTCAATGTATATCGATACACTGTAGATGATGTACAATATACGGCCGATGAATTTGGGCTCGCACGCGAAATGTACAAATCCCTGCAAATGGAAGCTCGCAAAGATGAATTTCTCGCCAAAGTTTTGGAGCTGTCCGACACACAGCGGTTCATGGTTAATAGAGCACAACAGTTTGAATACGGGAGTTTTCCATTTACTCTTGACACACGTTGTAAATGGGATTGGTTTTTATCCGCATGCAATTTCGGTGGCGACCTTAAAACCACATTTGCTACTTCACAAAAACAATTTGATGAAGCTGTGGATTTCTTCGATTGGGATCGCTCTCGCGCCTGGTATATGGATATTGCTAACAGTAATCTCGATTTCATTTATGCAATTTCTAAAAAGAACTGCCTCGTATTCAAGAAACATATTAACCGTGGTGATGCCATATATATCCGTGGACGAGAGAAATATGAAGAACTGGCATTCCAATACTGGTGTCTCAATCTTGCAAGTTAACAATGAAAATATATTGCCGTGTTACAGACCTGGGTCTTGTACCAATGTATGATTCTGACTATGACGAAAAGAAACGACTAAAAATAGGTGATACTGTTCTATGCGATATTAAGAAACCACGTAACTATGAGTTTCATAAAAAGTTTTTCGCATTGGTACGTCTCGCTTACGACAATCTTCCGGAACATCTACATGAAGCCTTAAACATCTACAGCGAGGAAGATATGCGTACCTGCCTAAAGATGGACCTTGGGCTCTACTCAATTGTTCGTCATGGTTTTCGTGAGTATATAAATCCTCAGAGTATATCTTTCGCTGCAATGGATGAAACAGAATTTGAACGTTTCTATCACCGTTGTATAGATATCATCCTAAGACTCTATCTCCGTGGTACAGACCGGCAAGATTTACTTGATGAAATAGAACGTTTTAAATAATCAAAACAATATCATGAAAGTAGGTGAATATCATTATGCTCTACATGGGCGTCATTTCCGCATATATCAATGTGATTACTCAGACGGGAAAGTAACAACCTCAAAATCCGTTGCCAACGAACCTAATTATAATGACCGTGAAGCTGCACGCAAAAGGGTGTATGAACTGAATGGCTGGAATTACAAACCCAAAGAACTGAGATAGGTATGGAAGTAATCAAACATCAACTCAAAATCACCCCCTACCCCTATCAACTGGAAGGAATAATTCAAGGGTTGAAGTGGAAACGCCTTTTCATTGGTGATGAACCGGGATTAGGAAAGACATTACAGTCTATAGGAATCATCAATGCCGCTAGCGCCTACCCTGCACTTGTCATTTGTCCTTCCTCTCTTAAAATTAACTGGCAACGGGAAGTAGAGAAATTTACTGATAAGAAAGCAATTGTTCTTGATAATGCCAATCGTACCACATGGCCGTATCTTCTACAAATGAAGATGTTCCATGTTGCTGTTGTCAATTATGAGAGCCTGCGCAAATACTTTGTCTGGGATATCAAAGGTGGTAAATCCTTTCGTCTGAAAGATGTTGTTTTTTGCCCACAAATATCTATGTTTCGGAGCATAATCATTGATGAAAGCCATCGTGTAAAAGATGCTTCTACCCAACAAACCAAATTCGTTAAAGGAATATGTACCGGAAAAGAATGGATAATACTTCTGTCCGGTACTCCTGTTGTTAATCGTCCTTCTGACCTTGTAGCCCAACTCTCCATTATGGATCGCTTAAATGAATTTGGTGGCAAGGGGCAGTTTCTGCTTGATTATGCACAAGGAGAAAAAGCCGCTTCTAATCTTGAACAATTAAGCCAGGAACTATTTAGTCGTTGCCTCATTCGACGGGAGAAATCCAAGGTGCTCACTCAACTACCCGATAAGACACGAGTGGACCTCTATGTAGATATATCTAATCGCGAAGAGTACGATACTGCAGCCGAAGACCTTGCCAAATATCTGCGTGAGTATAAGCAGTGTCCTGAAGGAGAAATCCGACGCAAGATGCGCATGGAAGCCCTAGTTAAGTTTATGACCCTACGTTCCATTTCCGCAAAGGGAAAAGTTGCACAAGCAATAGACTTTGTACAGGTGTTCCTTGAGAGTGGAAAGAAACTGATTCTTTTCTGTTCGTTACATGATATTGTCGACGCACTTAAGAAATCCTTCCCTCGTGCTGTAAGTGTTACAGGGCGCGACAGTTCCATCATGAAACAAGCTGCCGTTGACGCTTTCCAGCAACGTGAAGATGTGCAGCTTATCATCTGTTCCATCAAAGCCGCCGGTGTGGGACTTACCCTCACAGCATCCAGTAATGTAGCATTCATAGAATTCCCTTGGACATATGCGGACTGTACGCAATGCGAAGACCGTGCGCACCGTATCGGACAAAAGGATAATGTAACCTGCTACTACCTGTTAGGGCGAGGTACAATCGACCACCGTCTCTATGGCATCATCCACGACAAGAAAGCCATAGCCAATAAAATAATGGCTGCCGACGATGACATACCCACAGACCAGCTTTATTTCAACGAACTGGCCACGGCATTCATGCAGTCCTATGAAAAAGATATCGCTTAAAGCATCCTCTCAACGGGCTATCGTGGAAGCCCTTGCGTACTTTATTGAAAAGAATATTGATAACCCCGAAATGACACAGTTCACCCTTCGCCCTTTCCGTATAGCGCAAAGCGAAATGAAGCGTGCCATGGAGGATAAAAAGAGAAACAAATAATGATACACACATGGTTTGAATGTAAAATCCGTTACGAGAAAATAATGGAAAATGGTATGAACAAGAAGGTCACAGAACCTTATCTTGTTGATGCACTTAGTTTCACCGAGGCCGAGGCCCGTATTATTGAAGAAATGACACCGTTCATATCAGGAGAATTCACTGTATCGGATATCAAACGCGCTAACTATAGCGAACTGTTTCCCAGTGAAGAAGAAGCTGCCGACCGCTGGTTCAAGTGCAAACTAGTTTACATTACTCTGGATGAAAAAAGTGGTGCCGAAAAGAGAACATCTACTATGGTGTTAGTACAAGCTGCCGATCTACGTGACGCTGTTAAGAAGCTGGATGAAGGTATGAAAGGTACGATGGCAGATTATATAATCTCGTCAGTATCTGAGACACCTCTTATGGATGTTTACCCGTATTCAGAGCGTGCAGATCACATCGACAGTATAGCAGAAGCTGCAAATTCTCCTGTTGTAAGTCATTTCATCACCTCTTTGCCTGATAACTGCAGGACTTCAATCACAGTAGCCGGCAAGGCTGTTATCATTGATAAAACAGGGCGTAATACCCGTGTTATCCCTGATAATTCGGAAGAAATTCCCAAAGGAAAGAAAAAGCCGAGTGCTAAAGGTTCAGGTAAGGCTAAAGAGAAATAACCATGACCTATGATGAGTTTTTAGAGCAGGAATGTAACCGGCCCTCTCGTAAGAAGCCAGCTGATCTTGAGCATCAAATTCAATGCGCCTGTATAGACTGGTTTCGTTTGGCCTACCCTAAGCTGCAAAGTCTTCTTTTTGCTGTTCCTAATGGTGGCAGACGTGATAAGGTGACCGGTGGTAAGCTGAAAGCTGAAGGTGCCCTTGCAGGTGTTGCTGATTTGATACTGCTTATTCCCAGGAATGGGTATGCTCTTCACTTTGTATCGAAATGAAAACACCTAACGGCATTCAGCGTGATTCTCAAAAACTCTGGCAGAAGGAAGTTGAAGCGGTAGGAAACAAATATGTTATCTGCCGTTCTCTTGAAGACTTCATACATGAAATAAAAGAATATTTGAATAACATGTAATCAATGGATAAACAAAAGGCAATACGTTGTATTGATTGTCGCAAGAGGCGATTAATACAATGGGGAAATACCCCTATAATCTCAGAATGTAAACGGTCTGGACGACGGTTAGTAGCAGACTCCAAAAGATTCTGCATTCACTTTGAACTAACCAAGTGCCCGCCAATAATTGAGCATTTTAAAACCTACACAGATGGCTAATTCAAACGGTATAGATTATTTCTCATTTAACGTTGATTTCTTCGATGATGACAAGTTAGCACTTATAGAAGGTGAATTTGGCATAAAGGGAGCCTACATTGCTATTCGCTTGCTCTGCAAAATATATAAAGAAGGCTATTACTACCAATGGGGTGATGACGAGTGTTTGCTTTTCTCGCGGAAAGTGGGTGCCGGCATTGCTTCGGACTTGGTGAAAGAAGTTGTAAAGGGGTTGGTCAAACGTTCCTTTTTTGATAAAGGGGTTTTTGAAAGGTTCCAAATATTAACTTCTCGTGGTATACAAAGCCGTTATTTTGAAGCAGTCAAGCGTCGCCAATGCGTTGAAGCCCGACGTGATTTTTTGCTTATTGATGTATCGAAATTCCCTAATGTGCACATTTTAGAGGAAAATGTAAACATTGATAAGACAAATGCAGACATTTCACCACAAAGTAAACTAAAAGAAAGTATACTAAAAGAAACTCCTCCTCAAACTCCCCCTCACGGGGGCGCTTCGTCGACTAGAGGAGGAAGAACAACTTCGTCTCCTTCTTCAGAAAAATACTTTGATATAAAGTCAGCATTACGAGGAAAGCCTGGCGTGAATGAGAATGATGTATGGGAAGCTATGCGCCTAACCGAAAACGGGAAAGAATCATCTATTGGTTTGAGTCTCGTCAAACAATGGTTAGAAAATCCTTCCATGTGTAACTTCTATGAAATCCTACAGAAGTTACAAGAATTGGAACGAACTGGGAAAATCAAAGTTATGTCCCACGAAAATTATTTTATTTATGTTTTCTTACTAGTAAACCTCACACAATCTGATGCGGATTCAATACGCTTGTATATCAAGGACCCCAGATTATTCGAAGAGTGTAAAAAATTAATTGCTGAAATCAAAAAAGGTCGTATCAATCAACCGGGTAAATTCTTGCTTAAAAAGCTGAGAGAGTGTCAAGAAGTTATCAACAAACAAAATCTCAAATTAAAATGAACATCGGGATACTGGCAGTAGATAGTAATTATCCTAATCTTGCACTGATGAAGATTAGCAACTATCATAAGCTACAAGAAGATCTGGTTGAGTGGTATAATCCATTCAATCATTATGACAAAGTCTATATGGCTAAGGTGTTTAGCTTCACGCAAGATTATCAACAGTGGATTACCAACGCTGATTATATTGAAAAAGGAGGTACCGGCTATGATATTTCAAAAGTTCTCCCGGGCAAGATAGACTGCATGGTTCCCGATTATTCACTCTATAATATTGATGATAAAACAGCCTACGGCTTTCTCACCCGTGGTTGTCCAAACAAATGTAAATGGTGTATTGTACCTGCTAAAGAAGGCAAGATCGCTCCTTATATGGATATCGAAGAAATAGCAGTTAATAATCGGAAAAATATAATCCTGATGGACAACAATGTGCTTGCTTCCGAATATGGATTACAACAGATAGAAAAGATTATCAGATTAAAACTTCGAGTGGACTTTAACCAAGGTTTGGATGCCCGTCTTGTAACAGACGAAGTGGCCCGACTTCTTGCAAAGGTCAAATGGATAAAACGTATTCGCTTTGGTTGTGACACTCCTGGACAGATAGCAGAATGCGAACGTGCAACAGCCTTGATTGATAAATATGGATACAAAGGAGAATACTTCTTCTACTGCATCCTCTTGAATGATTTCAAAGAATCATTTGAGCGTATAAATCATTGGCGAAATAAGGGCAGTCGCTTTCTTCCTCACGCCCAGCCTTACAGAGACTTTAACACCCCTCGCCAAATAGTCCCTCAATGGCAGAATGACTTGGCAGGATGGGCTGACAAAAAGCAAGTTTTCAGAAGTTGTGAGTTCAGAGATTTTATGCCACGCAAAGGGTTTAAGTGTGGTGAGTACTTTTAATAAAAACAAAAAAGAAATCATGAAAGCAATAACAATCAAACAGCCGTGGGCATCTCTCATAGTCCACGGCATTAAAGACATTGAAAACCGCACTTGGCCGTGTCCAAGGAAGTATATCGGGCAACGAGTTTTTATTCATGCTGCCGGTTCTCATGGTAGAAAGTTTAGCATTAATTTAACGGATGCACAGGCGAAAGCAGCATTTGCAACGATAGCCATAGAAACTATGTTTGGAAATATGCCTTTTGGTTCTATCATCGGCAGCGTAGAGATAATAGGTTGTTCTATTAATCATCCTTCTATCTGGGCAGAGAAAACCGATACTAATAATAAAGGATATTATGAAAATCCTATTTATAACTGGGTACTGGCTAATCCCATCCTGTTTGCTAATCCCATCGAGAACATGAAAGGGAAGCTTTCTTTCTGGGAGTATATAGGTATCAATGAGGTTAAGATTGAATGTCCGGAATGTGGCAGCATAGAGATAGCTATTGAGGACTACACTACGGCTCCATTTCCTACATTCCTGCATAGCTGTAACAAGTGTGGATACGTGATTATGGAAAGTGAGTGGAATGTAATAGAAAAATAGAAGAACTAAATGAATCTGCAATCTAAAATAGATTACTCCATCGCCTTACTTCAGAAGTGTGAGGCGATGGCTTTAGACTACGATCCAGAGAACGGCTTTTATCTTGCATTCTCCGGTGGAAAAGATAGTCAAGTCCTGTACCATCTTGCAAAGATGGCAGGTGTGAAATTTAAGGCTCACATGAACCTTACAAGTGTTGACCCACCGGATGTGATTCGTTTCGTGAAACGGAACTATCCGGATGTGGAACTGATTAAACCAAAGATGTCTATCTATGATATGGCATTAAAAACACACCTTCTTCCGACACGACGGTTACGCTGGTGCTGTGCAAAATACAAAGAGATGTCTGGCGCAGGAAAAGTAACTCTAATCGGCATTCGTAAGGCAGAAAGCGTAAGGCGTTCTAAGCGGGAAGAGATTGAGGTAAACAACCATAAATTCAGCGGGAACTTTGACCAATTTTCAGAGCACAAAGAACAGATGGTTACTTGCGTCGGAGGCAAAGACAAGATTCTTGTTTCTCCGATTATCCATTGGACTGACAGAGACGTGTGGGATTTTCTGAATGGGAATAAGATAGAGCATTGTTCTTTGTACGATGAAGGATATAAGCGAATAGGTTGTATTCTTTGTCCGATGTCAAACTACAAGGATAAACGAAAAGACTGCCAGCGTTTTCCTCATGTGAAACGTAAATGGATTCAGACCATACAAAAGCTGATTGATGCCGGATATATCAACCACAACTTTACCGATGCCGAATTTGGTTTTAATTGGTGGATAAGTGACAAAGGGTTTGACCAATATTACGCAGATGAAGTGCTGCAGCAGAAAATAGAGTTTAACGAATAACAATAAAGAAATGAAGAAAATAATCACTATAAAAATAGAAGTGGACATGAATCACCCAGCTTGTGAGGAATGGGAGAAACGAAAAGATTTTGTTGATACCGAAATTGATGATGTACTCGACCATATTAGAGACTTTACCCGTCCGTATAAGAATGAAACTGGGAAGTCTTCAAGTAAGGCTACTACGTACAACGTGAATATTCAGAATGTTAAATCATAAACAAAAATAGATATGGGTAAATTACTAAAAGACATAAAGACCAACCCCAGACCCATGTTCTACGCTTGTGTATTGGAAGGTTTGAGAAAGATTGCATTCAAATGTGGTTATACACTTGCCGTTCATGGTACTTGTGCATCTGACCTCGATTTGATTGCAATTAGATGGAACGATAATTACGAATCTCCTACCTATCTGATGGAGCAGTTTCTTGAAGAGTTGTCACACTTTACTTTTTACGAAACAGGATGTATGGATAGCATTGACTTGACATGTCCGGAAAGGAGATATAAGAATCAGATACATTATACAATCCCCATTATAGGAGATTGGTATGTTGATTTGACGGTTATTGAGGATGTAGTTTAACTAATAACAATATAGAAATGAGTGGAAAAGATATACTAAGATTACTGCTTATAAGCTACGGATTTTGCCGTAATATTGAGATAAGCACTTATATAGGTGATGGCGGATGGATTGGTTACGAAGTATCGGCCAGTAATGACGATGGCATTGAATACTATGCGGTAGATTGTGAAGGTTTGCTTTTTCATATATACGAGATACAGAAATTTATGAGAGATGAAAATATTGAACCTCGTTCAATGCTTGGAAACTTTAGCAACAAACATCTTCTTTCAGATGAATCTTTAAATAAGCTACTGAATATGTCAGAGAATAAAAATTATTGTAAAACAAACCCTTATGAATAGGCGTAAAAAATTTAGATATGAGCAAAAGGCAGTTACATAAGTCCATTCAGCACATTACAACGGCTAATGGCAAATTGAGTGATAAGACAATAAAGTTAATAAATAAAATAGCAAGGAAAGCATATGGAAGTAAATGATATCATGCAGCATATTGATGAACTGCTACAAGACTATTCAAATGAAGAGTGCGCAGAGATTTTAAAGGAAGTAATAAGTGAATGCCAGTCACGTATTGAGAATTGCGATGAAGGTGTTTACACTAATTAAAATAGATATGAACAAGCTTATTGAAAAATACATAAGTAAGGAAGAACGAAATAAAATGCCTATCAAGCAGATTGAGGTATGCAAAAAGATACATACGACTTATCAAAGTGTAGGTGAAAACGATATTATGTTATCTTCTGCTTTAGGAGTCTATATTCGGCTCTTTCCTATAATTGGCAATTTACCTGAACAACAACAGCTTGATATTGTACACGAGGCTACAATGATAGCTTACGATGCTCGTACAAAGGCATTTGAGCACATGATTAACTATAATCCAAATAACGTATAACAAATAAAATATGAGCAAATATACAGCAAAGCAAATAGCTGAATCTGACGAACTATTTGAAAAGCAAATACATAAAGTCAGAAAGTTTTATTTGAGCCGTAATCCCGATAAAATGATGATGCTTGAAGAAAGAAAAGCCGTTGTTAAAGAACGAAATAAAGGTCTTTCCCCGGAATATGATAAGGAGTATTATTGTGGAACTTGTGGAGCTAAAGACGGTGCGGAACATCCTAAAAGCGGATATTGCTTTCACTGTGATACCGATAATTGGATTTCAAAGAATAACTAATAACAAGATAGTTATGAACGGAGAACAAATAATACCGCCAATTATTGACCCATTGGGAAAGAGTTGGCAACAACCTCACAGAAGGTTTATTGAATTGGACGATACTCATGCTCTTATGAGCGAGCAGACTTTTAAAGGCCTTCCTGAATATAGCATGTCTAATCCATCAGGGGTATATGAGGGTAAAATGTGGAGGTCATATAGCCTACTTACCGAAAAATGGTACTTAAAATGGTATCAACTTGTGGAACAACCTTCTTATCACAAAGGATGCTGCATACATTCAAGACAAATACTTGTAGTTGAATAACCCTCAAATCAAATTAGTAATGAAGAGATATCAATTTGAGGAAATAACATTTTGGCTTTCACTTATTGCGTGTTTGACAGCTTATGATATAGAGATACTATGGCTTGCAAGAATTCTTGCAGGGATAAGCATAATAAACCTTGTATGCGCAATTGTAACGGCCTGGATAGATGTAAAACGTAAACATTAACGGATAGAAATAATGGAAAAATTATTGGTATGGAAAATATACTCTACAGCAGATGTCTTTGGGGTTATATCTTATGTCTCTGAAAATGGAAGAAAGGCTTTTTCTTCTGCTATGCTATTCAGGGGATTAACAGGAAACTATTTGGAATAACTAATAATAAAATAATAATGAACTTTTGCTCTCGACATTGATGTCGGGAGCAAACTAAAAACAATAAAAAAAAGAATATTATGGAAAATGAAGAATATCTCTGTATTAATTGTGCCAAAAAGATAGAATGTTATGGACCTGACATCAAATTAGAAGAACCTGATTTATGTATTCCTATAAGCTGCATAGATTATCAAGATATAGAGGAGAAATTTAATTCATAAACAAGAAAAAAAGGAGCTAATCTGGTTGAATTGTTGACCAAATGATTTCTCCGTTAGTATATTTGAAGTGTATTGAGGAACGGTTTGCAATCTTATTCCCTGAGAAAGTAAATTCTTTTGTAAAGTTTTCACTTTCATGGTTGACGGTAACAATCAATGTGTCATTTACTGTTACTTTCTCCGTATTGATTTTATAAGATACAGATGTTTCAAGTCTACTTGAAGGACGGATAGTTCTATTACGATATACTATTGACATATACTTTTTTTGCAAATATAACAATTATAATTGAATAGCCTTGGGTGATTTTATAAATGAAAACATCTAAAGCAGTCGTGGGTAACAAAAAACGCCCACGGCATGCCTATAAATTAGTACTAAAATTGTAAATAACCAACTATTTATCAAACTGAACACTATAACTTTACCAAAAAAAAATGGAAACTATAAAAATCCCCTTTACCGGCATTAATCGAAGTATTGATGAAGGTATATCAACTGACGGGCAGTGCATGGAACTTATAAACGCGCGAATCAAAAGCGGCTCTATTGAACCTATTGGAAAGCCTGTTTTTATCCATGAACTTACCAATGCAGAAAAGGTGTTCTACCATACACTAGCTAAAAAAATACTTGTTCTGGAAACAGATGGGAGAATACAGGCTCTCAATGAAGATTACTCTCACTTTGAATGGTTGTCATCCGATCTAACTGGTAAAGTCAATGATATTGCCTTTCTGGGAAATATTGCATGCTGCATAACGGATACTCAGATACTATACGAGATATTTGAGAACAACGTTGATGGATACAAATACGTTAGTTCCATCCCTGAAGTACCACAAATTAAAATCTCGCAAATGTCTAAGGTCACAAGTATCTGTCCAGATTCTAAATTTCTTGGTGGTAGAAAATCTGATGGATTCACCAGCGAAGAGTTTATGCGTACTGCTGATTATAATGCTGTTGGATATTTAGACAATTGCATTGATACACTAAACAAAGAAGAATATATTGTTGGTCCTTGCCTTCTTAAATATGCGTTTAGAACATCTTCCGGAGAATATATAAAGGAGTCTCCCATCTTCCTGGTAGAGCACGGAAACCAGATAGATTATACCTTTGACTTTAAAGGAGGGGGTAGAGACTCATATAGTAAAAAAGTATCATTTTGCCAAATAAATCCTTTCTTCTATTATGATAACGAGCCTAATAACGCCACATTAAAGGATTACACTTATGAATTTGGCGCAATGGGCACCAAAATAGACTTCTCTTTCGATGATTTTGATTTATCTTATCTAACCCCTCTTATAATTTCCATTGATGTGTTTATTTCTCCAATAGACTGGTTCGAAAAAAAAGAGAGTAAATACGGAAGCATAACCTACAATCAATATCAAAGAACCAACAACGAAACAGAACAGATACTGAAAGCCTATCGTTTTTATAAAGTTGCAGAATTTTCATTGAAAGGTAAACAGACCTGGAGACTTGATGAATGGTCAAAAGACAATATCTCTATTCAAGAACAATTGATAACATCCGAAACAAAACACTCTTTTTCTGCCCAAACAAGCTATGTATATAATTCAAGATTGCATTTGGCTAACATCAACTACTCCTATTTTAAAGGATATATGTACGGGTATGAGAGCCAGACCCAAGAATCGAATACGGAATATACTCTAACGATTTGTACCGCCATTAGCACAGAACAAGGGGAAACCATTGTCAAAAACACGATATCATCAAAACAGTTAATAATTCCATTTCTTACATATCCTGATTCAAGGGCACATACCATGAGTCTGTTTATAACACCTAAATCAAGCAGCGGAGCGACCGGGGAAACTCTCAAAAAAGTATTTTCACTACAGAAACACCCCTATCTCGATATCGCCTACTATTGCCAGCCAGCTCAAAGATGGGGGAAAATACCTGGTGATAGAAGCAGTTATGGTTTAATACTTTCTTCCTATTACATATCTATTGATCAGAAACTCGAATCTGATATACCCGCAGAAGAGAACACACATTATACAGCGCGTAACGTACTCAAAGTATCAGCCTTAAATAGTCCAATGGTATTTCCAGCATCACAGACTTATCAACCAACAAATACAGAAATAGTGGGCCTATGCTCCAATACCACAGCTTTATCACAAGGGCAATTTGGACAACACCCATTGTATGTATTTGCCACAGATGGAGTATATGCAATGTCAGTAGGAACAGGCAATGTAGTTTATTCAACACAAACGCCAATAACACGCGACGTCTGTATAAATCCCCAATCTATTAAAGGCATAGATCAAGCCGTTATCTTTGCTTCCAAGCGTGGACTTATGATGATAGCTGGAAATACTGCAAAATCAATATCTGATGATATGATCGGATATCTCCCATCCTGTGTTACTTCTTCCCCTATTATCTCTAAGATAGTAGCTATAGGATCATTTTCTTTATCATTAGTAGAGTTTACTCAATATCTTGAAAATGCAGAAGTAGGTTACAACTATCCAGAGAATGAGCTAATCATAGCAAATAAAGACTATCCTTATGCCTACTTGTTTAATATGGAGTCAAGCACATGGTCTAAGATATCTTGTTGCATTAAGAACTTCACAAATAAATATCCCGAATGCTATGCATTAATAGATAGTGAATCAGTTACTCCTGGTGTTTACGATATGCAAAATAGCCATAGAAGTATAACTAATATTCTCCTTTTATCCAGACCTATAAAGATGGGGAGTAATGCCCACAAACGCATTCTACAAACTGCATTAAGAGGAATAGTCAAGCGTGCAATGTCAGACTTATATTTGCGTGGTGAACCAGTAATGTTTAGAGATGAAAGCCTTAATATATTCTCTGATGTTGGGCTGTACATTTTAGGCTCCAATGATGCTGAGCATTTTACCCTTATTTCTGGTAAAGAAAGTATTGTTGATATCCGCGATCTTGTTACCAAAATGAATAAATCCAAAGCTTTCAAATACTTCATGGTGGCATTGGCCGGAGGTGTTAGAACGGATGTATCACTAAACTATATGGAATTTATTGCATCCGAAGCATTCGAGAATCGACTAAGGTAAAAAAAGGAGAGGTTTCCCCTCTCCTTCTCTCTATATTCCAGCTAAGTCTGTAGCCCTTCTTCTGATCATTCCACTTATCATACCTATAAATTTCACTACATCCCACATCAACGCCTCACTCCTTTTTTCTGGAATCGGAGCGAGTTCTGGATTAACCATCAAGAACCATTCATAACATACATAGTTTACTATGTAGTCAAAAATAGCTTTTTTCAGCAATAATACAACCTTATCCGCATGTGGAGGTATTCTATTATGAGGAATAAGTTCAACATTCAAAGCGGCTTCATCCACACTCCATTTAAAATCCCGAACTCTTTTGATAAGCCTGCCATTTATATTATTTAAGGCTGTCTCAATTGGGGTACGAAGCGTATCATAATCATCAGAAGAAGTTTGGATGCAAGAAAAATCAGCATCCTTTTTCTTCAAAGCTTCTCCCTGATAGTAAGTACGAATATCTACTTCAGAGAAGATGGAACTTAACTGTATTTCAATATTCAGCGAATCCATTAGGTGGTAGGTTCAGATGAAGTACGTTTAGGCTTGTCTCTTTGTGCCCCAAGCAACCTTAATTCTTCTTCTATTTCACCGAGCCGATTATCAAAACGAGGTGCTTCATCAGGCTTAATAAGATTGAGCCACTTAGCCAAAGTGTAATAGGAAAGATAACTCAGCATGTTATCTTTGATAGTTTCTTTTTGGGTTTCCATGAAGTTAGATACAGCATTGGTGGTGAAAATGATTTTAGTTTTATTTTCATCCCATGAGTATGATGTTTTCCCAAGAACACGGCTCAGAATATTTCCTAATTTCGTTCCACCTTCTTGAGCTAAATCCTTTAACACAGTGTCGTCATCGTCATTAGCCTGAAGCTTTGCTGCCAGTTCTGCTAACTTAGGATCTGTTTTAAGAGCTTCGCCTAAATAGTAAGAATGCTCTTTCATTTGTTCGAAGAGACTTTTAGCTGTCAGTTCGAGAGTTATAACTTTACTTCCTTCCATAAAAATAGATATTTAATTATTAATTGCGTTTTGGTCTTTCTCGTTCTAAAAGATACTTTTTGATTGCGATAGCTTGTTCATCACATATCGTTCCGTAATAGGTTACCTCTTCTTTCGATGTCAGGTTGAACCATTGCATACAAATGTAATTTGAAACGTATTGTTTCAATGACTTCTCTAATGCCATCTTCACAGTCTGCTTCCAACTGGACGGAAGCACAAAGCAAAAAGCTGAAAACTCATTAGTTTCTTCTGATAAATACCCGTATCTGGAGACAATATCAGCAACACTGCTAACAGCTTCCCCAAAGTAACTATTCAGGATATTTTCATCATCTTCTGAGGAAGATATTTGCTCAACATCCTTACTCTTAGCACCAGTGTATCCAGTTATTTTGTATACTTCCGGCATTATGTCAGCTTTATATAGAGTGATTTTTATATCCATATCGCAAATATATGATGTTGAAAATCATTCAAGTTGTTATTTTACAACTATTTCCGCGCTTCTTTAATTTATAAATAGCCCATCCAACGCCACTTATAGCAACTAAAGTAATTAAGGCCCAAATCATATTACTTATTTGCTTGAGTAATGTCGTTTCATCTTTCTGTTTCTCCTGTTCCTGCCTTACATTTTCTTGGCTTTGAGAAGACGATGAACTATCAGATTTCAATGCAACACTATCCGCAATTGAGGTATTGGTATTCTGTTCAATCTCATTATTCTCTTCTGTATCTCCCTCTGCCAATAGTGGATGCTTGCCGGTAACAGAGTCCTTCGGCTTACTGGTATCATACAGTTTCCAGTTTATTTTTTTATTGGTAGTGGAGTGCAGGAAGTTGGATATGTCCTGCATAGAGGTGAAACCAAAATCAAGAACCTGCCGGGTACTATCTTCTTTTTGAATGAAGCTTTCTTGCTTCATTGTAGACTTATGGCTGCCGCAAGAAGACAACCATATTCCTGATATCAGAAACATGGTTATATAAAACAAACGTTTCATGGCTTAATTACTACATTACGCAGAAAGTTAGAAAACTCACTTCTAACATCGAAGCATGGACACGCCTTGATATACTCTACCGGCTCAACTTCACCGCTACCATCAAGGTCTGGCGAAGTGTCCCGGTGACCAAGAAACTCAATAATCTGGTATTCCTTACAAAGCTTGGCAACCAGTTCTCGAAGTGCGGCTTTCTGTTCAGGCGTCCGGGTATCAGTAGGTTTCCCGTTTGCATCCAGACCACCAATATAACAGATACCAACTGAGTGTTTATTATATGATATGCCTGAGAATCCTTTAGTGTTACAGTGCGCACCGTCAATGTTCAACGGTCGCCCATTTTCCACAGTACCATCAAGGTCTATGACGAAGTTATACCCAATTTGATTAAACCCTCTTTGCCTGTGGATTCGATCAATATCTTTCGCACGTAAATCCTGCCCGGCACGTGTGGCCGAGCAATGGATAATAATAGCATCAATTGTTTTCATTCATCTTCCTCCTTAAATTCTTTGCATTCTTTCTTGCAGTACGGACATTTGTTATTGCCATCTTTATTGCTGAAAAGACGGTGTACATCGCATACATAAATTGTGTGATTCAAAAAGTGGGCACATCTCACGATCTGTTTTTCTGTTCTATCCAATTTCATACTTATCCTCCTTATCAATTTCGTTTTCAATTCTTTCAATTACTCCCTGCACATGCGAAGGCATCGCACGTTTGAACTCAAACCTTATCAAATGGTAGATTATCCGGAAAGCCTTATTCTTCGGATATGCTATAATCAGGTTTTTAAATGCATTTTGGAGGTACACATATGAAAATACATACGTAATAGTCTTTATCACGATGAGAGCACTGTCACCATCTCCTATTGAATCCATGAAGACAAACACCACCTCAATAATGACCAGGTACAACAGCAACTCTGCCAGTGCATTTTTGAATTTACTCCACTTAAAGTTCTTGCACCGAACAATACTCACGCCATCGGCACGCATACCGCACCAGATATTAAAAGCAAACATCACTGCCAAAGCTATGAGAAAGCCCTTGGTAGGTGTCAGATACGCTAATATCGAACTAAATAGCGACACGCATATCACTCGAATTTGGTCTAAAGTCAATAATTTATCCATTCTCAAACATTATCTAAGTTATTTAATACTACCTTTGTTATCGCATAAGACCATTAAGGTCTTAGTATTTTGTCGTTATCCCGCCCGGCCAGTGATGGTAGGACGGGATTTTTTAGGCACAAAAAAAGCCCATCGACAACACGGGCTGTCAATGGGCATAATCACTGTACAAAGGTACTAATTATCCCCTAATTCACAAGACTTTTCCTTCATTCTTACCAGATGATTATTAAGAGTTACTAAGTGACATTTCAGCTTTCGGCAAATAGCTGCTTTTGAACTTCCTTCAGCAAGCATCCGGCTGATAAGCTCCGCTTTCTTGTCCAACTTATAATGTGTTATCTTCTCGCCTTTTTGTCTGCCGAGCTTCTGTCCTGCAGCCTTACGTCTGGCCAGTCCCTCTTTAGTACGCTGGGAAATAAGATCGCGTTCAATCTGAGCTGATAACCCGAAAGCAAAAGCTAATACCTGGCTATTGATGTTATTTCCCAGCTCATATTTTTCTTTAACAGTGAGTACTAATGTCTCTTTAGTCATACAGAGGTTAAGCATTGACATTATGCTCATAAGGTTACGGCCTAATCGACTAATCTCAGAAAGTATAAGGGTATCACCTTTCTTCATCTTTTTCAAAAGCGGTCCCAGCTTTCTATCCTTTGCAGCCTTTGTTCCTGATACTGTTTCAGAAATCCACTTATCAATTATTAATCGACGGTCATTGGCAAAATTCTGAACTTCAAATTTTTGGTTCTCAACCGTTTGTTTATCGGTTGAAACTCTGATGTATGCGTAAATCATTTTTGTCGGTGAAGATAATAAACTAATCCTGCCGGAGCAAATACAGTTCTGTCGCCCGTTAAAAGTGAATAGGTATGAAACTGAACGAAGCAATTAAGGTGAATAGTATTAACGATGAGTATATCACATTGATT